AAAATAAAAATAAAAATAAAAATAAAAATAAAAATAAAAATAAAAATAATTTATAAAAATAAAAATGAGTTGTATTTTGTAAAAATATTTAAATTATATTATAAATGGAGGAATATTATAATATAAATTACAATGTTAAATATTACGAAATTCAACAAGAATTATGTAATAAATTAAATTTTAAACAACAAAATACTGATGAACAATGGAAAATTTATGATCAAATAAACAATTATAAAGATGAAATACAAAATAATAACATTGATGAACAATGGAAAATTTATGATCAAATAAACAATTATAAAGATGAAACACAAAATAATAATATTGATGAACAATATTCAAATGAAGATATTGATTGTATTTGTAGAAAATTATATTTAGATGAAATTTCTTCTGTTTTCAATAGTGAAGATTTTTTAGATGATAAAATAGATGTTGGATTTAGAAAAATTTATGAGTTGCTAATTGAAAATAATTTATTTAATGAATATATTATTCAATTAACACTTTCATATACAACAAATGATCAATTAGAAAATATGAAATATTTTAGTTTTTTATCTTTATTTGATATGAAATTATTTTATTTGACTCATCAATTGATATGTTATTATTTAACAACTAATGACATTGAACGTAATTTATTTGAAAAAATAAAACAACTCAATACTATATTTTCAGAAAAATAATGAGGATAAATATTATAATATTATTTATTATTCATATATAATATTATGACTTCAACAAGAAATAAAAACACACCTGGAAATTATTGTATGGAATTAAAACAATATAATAATTCAGAAGAATGGAATTTATATAAATATAGTTCTCATGGATATGCCCATGATACAAAAATGCCCGGAAATGGATTTGGAAATATTCACCTTCCATACGATTGCATGTCTCATAATGCGATTGATACAGAATCATTTTTATATGGTATAAACTCAACTAATTTAGTAAATCCTGTTAAAGAATTTACACCAGAACCAAAAGTTTTAGAAACAATTAATTTAGTTAAAAAAAGAGATATTATAATGCCAATACCATTGACAGCTTCTAAAAAAGAAAGGCCATTTTTGTAAGGAAGTGTTTTTATAATATGACCATCCTTTTAATTTTATTGATGATATCTTTTTGATTTTTTATAAGACTTGGATTTATATTTATATTTTGTTGTTTTATTTTTATTTTGTCCATTTTTATTTTTTATATATTTTTTCTTGTGTGTCTTAATATATTTTCTTTTATTGGTATATTTTTTATAATTTTTATAATTTTTAATTTGTCGAATTCTTCTTCCACCAAAATACATTCTTCCAAATATGCCATCTCTTTCAAACACATTAGCAGTTTCATTAATTTTTCTGATAAACTTGGAAGGAAGTTCATTTGTTTCAACATTTGTTTTCTCTTTTAATCCATTTATACATAATTCAGTTATATAACTAATAAAATCTTCTTTTATTTCTTCAATCGAATTATTTTCACTCCATCCATTTTCTCTTATATAATCATCATTTTCCAAATGATTTTGACTCCACATTTGAATTGAAGTGTTCATGATAACAGTAAATTCGCTCATATTAATAAATCCAAATGCTTGCAATAATTCTTTATATTCATCAGTACATTCTCCGCCCATAAGACATATTTGAGTTAATACTTGATGTAATAAAAGAACAATTTTTTCATATATTCCTTTAGGACAACTTACATTAGCTTGTGATGGATTATAATTTTGTTCGGAAAAACTTCTAGAATCCCCATATGCTTGAATACAATCTTGTGTAAATGAGTTTAAATATTGAGTTATAAATTCTGGTGATTGATTCAATGCATATTTAATAGATAAGTCAACAATTATTTTTAATTTATATGAAATATCTTCATAATTCATAACTCGTTGTTTAATTAATCTAATTCCTTGTAATCGTGATGCCTGATTTAATTCTGGATTATTTCGAATAGATATTTCAATTCTATCAAATATTTCGTTCCAAAATAATTGTTTAGTTAATGATTGATAGTTAGATACATTTATTTGTGTATTTAGAAATTGTGATAACAATCTGACAACATTATTTAATTCTTCTGCTTCATATTGATTGAATGCGTTATGAGGTATGTAAGCATTTCCTTGAATTTGAGTTCCACTTAAATCATCGTGTTCAAATAATTGAAATATCTCAAATGTGTGTGGTTCCGGTTCAGGATCAGGCATATTTAGAACTATTCTAGGAACATATCCCATAGCTTTAGTATCTCTAAGTTTGTCAATTTCAAACTCAGTTTCTGCTCCATAAAAATTTATATAAATTTGAAATTTTTCATCATTGTCGATATTTGTAATTCCTGGCCGTTTAACATTTATTTCCCATTCATTCAATCGGTCATTAAATTGTCGAACATTTTTTAAAACCCATCTTGATTTTTCAGGGGTTGTTCTTATGCGTAAATGATTTAATTCATGTCCAAATGAAGTTGCCCCATAAAGCATCATTGTTACATCAATTTCATTATTTGATGTTCCTGTAAAATTGAGTTCACCATTAAATTTTGAAGCCATTTTAAACATGCTATTAGCATTAATTAATGATGTCAAATGCCAGTTTAATGACATACTTCCTTCATGTCTATATCTCACCCCATTATTAAAATTTAGTGCTGACTCAAACATTGAAGACATATTTTTGACTTGTGAAACATTCCAATCTCCAATATATTGATTAAATTCGCGTGTATTGGCAAACATTTTGCTCATATTTTCAACATTTTGCGTGTTCCAATTTCCAATATTTTGATTAAACATGCTTGCATTATAAAACATTTCACTCATATTTCTAACATTAGAAACATTCCATTCTCCTATATATTCATTAAATCTAGGCTTATTAGAAAATAAGCCTGACATATTTGTAACTTGTGAAACATTCCAATCATTCATAGTCTTAAAATTTCTTGGAAGACTTGATTTATTGTTTAAATATAATCCAACAATAGCTTTAATATTGTCATCATTTATTACCGTATCATTTGTTAAATCGGCTAAATTCATCATATTATATATATATAAAAATATATATAAAGACTAAATATATATTTTAATGTCTTGTACTTTATTTATCGAACATAGTTTCTTGAGGTATAAGATTTTTAAATTTATATAATTATGTTACGTATTTTAATTTGTAATTTTTATTGAAATTACAAATTAATTAACTATCGACTTTAAAGAAACCATATTTATTTTTATGGTTTATAGGTCCATTAATTAATCCCAAAATTTTCACTTAAAATGGATAATTTATTTGCCTTTTTCCTTCCATTTTTTCCCCTAATTTGATAAGATGAAGTGTTGGAAGGAATAATTTTATTATTTAAAATATAATCTTCAGTATCCTCATGAATTTCAGGGTATACTTTTGTTAGTGGTTTATCAATTACTAAATATAAAGTTTCAGATCGTAACAAAGAACGATATTCTTTAATTGATAAATTGCCAAAAAAAAGGTCTAACAAATATCTAGGGTCTGATGCTTCTTTAATGGATTTTGTATAACCATATATTTTAGAATAAACATCATGCATTAATTGATATCTTTCACTCTTAGTGGATCTATCAACCTGTTGATTATTTAAATATGCTATGGCACATTCGGGACAGCAAAAACAACCATAAACATAATATGTTCCTCCAAGAAAATACTTTGGGATATAAACTGGAGGAGTATCAAAATCGCAAGTATCCCAAAAACACGCCGATTTTTTAGAAATATTATCAATGTGTAAATTGAATTCTAATTGTTTTAGCTTTTTCCATATTTCTTTCATATTATATTTGCTATTTTCACCTACATCAGTTTCAGTATCATCAATATCAAACACATCATCGCAATTATTTATATTTGAATTTGTCAATGGTTTGGATTCATCTAATGGTTGATAAAAATCACTGTAAATGTGTGTATTGTATGCGTCTAAGGCATTAGATCCTTCATCAACATCAGCATTTTCTAAATCATCCATGCTACATTTTAAATGTAAAATTACATATTGTTTTTCATCAATTTCGTCATCATTAACAATTGATTGTTGAATAATTTTTCCACCTTTTGGTTTTCTTCCCCTTTTTTTAAATACTTTGGGTTCACTAAGATCGACTGTTGATTGTTCAAATTTATTCTCATATATTTCATCATCTTCACATTTATTTTCTTCGTATTTATTTTCTTCACATTTATTTTCTTCACATTTATTTTCTTCGCATTTATTTTCTTCGCATTTAGTTTCTTCGCATTTAGTTTCTTCGCATTTATTTTCTCCACATTTAGTTTCCAAGTTTTTATTTTCTAACTTTTTATTTTTCAAGTTTTTATTTTCCAAGTTTTTATTTTCCAAGTTTTTATTTTTTTTTTGAATTTTTACAGGTTTAATGCTACAATTTTCAAAATTTAATATATTTAATGACTCCATTAATTCTTTTTTAGATTTTCTTCCTCTTTTCGATTTTACAACACCATTTACAACATTAACAACATCGACAACATCGACAACATCAACAACGTCAACAACATCGACAACATTAACAACATCGACAACGTCAACAACATCAACAACATCAATACAATTGATATTATCTAATTCAAATTCAAATTCTTCTTCTACAAACATTTATTATATTTATTTAAATTGTTTTTAAATGTGTTTTTTATTTATTTTTTCCAACAAAATATTATATTTTTTTTTAACATAAACATAACGTAATGTATTATTAATTAACTGATGAGTAGCATTCCATGGATTGAAGCATATCGCCCCAATAATTTTGATGATGTTGTATTGGACCCATACAACAAACAACTTCTTCAAAATGTCATATCTTCTGAACATTTCCCCAATTTATTATTTTATGGCCCTCCCGGAACAGGTAAAACAACAACCATTATTAATTTGATTAACAGATATCAAGAAACCCATTACACCAAAAATAAAGAATTAATGATACATTTAAATGCTTCTGATGAAAGAGGGATTGATGTTATACGCAATCAGATTTATCAATTTGTTAATTCTAAAAATTTATTCGCAAAGGGATTAAAATTTGTCATATTGGATGAAGTAGATTATATGACAAAAACCGCTCAACAAGCATTGAGATATTTATTACAAAATTATACAAATAATGTTAGATTTTGTTTAATTTGCAATTACATTAGCAGAATTGATGAAGGATTACAACACGAATTTGTTAAATTAAGATTTAATCAATTGCCACGAGAAGAAATATTTATTTTTTTAAAAAATATTTCTGAAAAAGAAAGATTAAATTTATCAAATGATACATTAAATGAAATTCAACATTTATATGAGTCAGATATTCGCAGTATGATAAATTTTATGCAATCAAATCAAGATAATATTAATAATGTAAGAGTTATTAGTAATGATACATGGATAGATTTATACAACAAAATTGCGTGTAAAACATCAATTTATGAATTAAATATTTTTATTCAACAAATTAGCATAGAATATAATATTGATAAAAAAAATATAATTAATAGTTTTTTTCTTTTTTTAATTAAAAATAATGATGATATTTTAAATCCTACATTTTTAAATTTTTTAGAAAATATAATTCATATGGAAGAATGTAAATCGAAATATTATATAAATTATTCACTTAATCGACTTCTTAAATTGCTATAATGGTTAATTCTTAAATTTAATTTAATTATAAAATCATTGGGTGGAGAAAATTTGCTCGGATCAAAACAATTTGTTTTTAAATTAAATTCATCCTTATTATATTTTGTCTCTATTTTTTGATTTTTATTGTTTATTTTTATTGGTTTACTTTTTTCAGGAGTGTTCATATGATTTTATTATAGAAAATAAAAAAAATGAAAATATATTTTAAAATGAATTTAAAAACAATTACTAAAATCTATATAAAGAACTAAATGTCTTTATCCGAAAATAACTTAAATACTGAGTGGGAAGCATTTATGACATCAACTAATGAAGTTGATGATGATGATACAACTGCTGTTAAATCTTCAAAAAATAATTTTGATTCTACGAATATAGAAATGTATATTAACACACAACATATTCATTTATTTGAAAATGTTGTCCCTCCCGAATCAACGCCCATATACATTTCTACTAAATCAAAAATATCATATCTAAACATTCCAATTAATTTGGATATATTTTGGAATATTCCCATTACATCATATTGTATGGCTTTGGAAGGATGTATTAAAAAACAAGCTAAAATAACATCTTTCTCAAGAGATGAACTTGATGAAGTTCAAAATAAATTATCGCGTGAAATTTATGTTGAACAACACATTGTGTGCCATGTAGATAATTCAACTGGTAGAAATATTAAATTTAAAGATACCCGAAAAGTTTCAATAGGAATTTGTAAAAAAGATTTGACGAATAAAATTAAATCAAAACAGGCATTTTATAATTGTTTAGCTATGATTATGCGTGTTAAAATTGATGGAAAATTTCGCGAATTTCACGTTAAATTGTTTAATACTGGAAAAATAGAAATTCCAGGAATTAAAACTGATATGATGTATCAATATGTTTTGGATAATTTTATTCAATTTATTCAACAATTTCATCCAGAAACACAGATTCATTGTAAACCTAAAAGTGACATTGTTCTTATTAATTCAAACTTTAATTGTGGATTTTATATTAATCGGGAAAATTTAATTCAAATTCTTAAATACAAATATAATATTCAACCGATTTATGATCCTTGCAATTATCCTGGCATCAAAGCTCCATTTTATTATAATCCTGATTTAAATGTTCAAACGGGAATTTTACCAAGACAAGAAGATAAAGATAAAGATAAAGATAAATATAAAAATGTTATTAAAATTCATTGTTCTATTTTTAGAACAGGAAGTGTATTGATTCTTGGAACTTGTGATGAAATTATATTACAAGAAGTTTATGAATTTGTCACAAATTTACTCAAAACTGAATTTAAATACATATGTAGCAATTTAATTGATGACAGCAATCGCCCAAAGAGCAACAAGGATAAAAAACGAAAATCTCAAAAAAAATTCGTTGTCATTGAAGATACAGAAGGAATTGAAGAAATCGAAAGCATTGAAGACATTGAAGAAATTGAAGATGATGAAGAAATCGTATTTTAAATATTTTATTTATTTTTTCATATTTTATTCAAATACTTTCAAATACTTTCAAATACTTTCAAATGATAAAAAATAAAATATTTAACAAAAATATAATAAAATGAATTTAGAATTAAAAAAATTTGACATGCGTTCGATTACATTTAAAGCAAATGAAAGCAAAGGCCCGGTGATTGTTTTAATTGGTCGTCGTGATACTGGTAAATCTTATTTAGTTAGAGATTTATTGTATTATCATCAAGACATTCCTATTGGAACAGTTATATCTGGAACAGAAGAGGGTAACGGATTTTATGGAAAATTGGTTCCTAAATTGTTCATTCATAATGAATATAATACTGCCATAATTGAAAATATTTTAAAAAGACAAAAGCAAGTTTTGAAGCAAATTAATAAAGAAATGCTACAATTTAATAGAACAACCATTGACCCACGCACGTTCGTCATTTTGGATGATTGCTTATACGATAATTCATGGTCACGCGACAAACTCATGCGTTGCCTCTTTATGAATGGACGTCATTGGAAGGTCATGTTAGTGATAACTATGCAATTCGCTTTAGGGGTTCCTCCCGCACTGAGAACCAACATAGATTATGTTTTTATTTTAAGAGATCCTTACCTAAGTAATCGCAGACGAATTTATGAAAATTTTGCCGGAATGTTTCCAACGTTCGAGGCATTTTGTCAGATAATGGACCAATGTACCGAAAATTATGAGTGTTTAGTGATAAATAATAATGCCAAGTCAAATAAATTGCAGGACCAAATATTTTGGTACAAGGCAGACGGTCACGGAGATTTCAGACTAGGATCACGTGAATTCTGGGAATTATCTAAACAGTTAAATGACGATGAAGAAGAAGACCAATATGACCCGAATACCGTAAGAAAAAAAAGTTCTGGGCCAAGAATTGCTGTCAAAAAGACTAAGTGGTAGGTTGCTTTCGTTTTTTTAAAACAAAAATAAACAAAACTAAACAAAGGTGTACGTCGGTTTCACTTTTTAAAACAAAACCAAACAAATACATGTATTCGATTTCGCTTTAAAAAATAAAATCATATTTAAATAGTAGAAAGTTTCACGTAAATAAAATGTAAAATGTTAATCGCTTTGCAAGTTGGCAAATCGATTGACATTCATTGGAATATATCCAAGTTATTATTATATAAGTTTTATTTTTTTTAAGCGAAAACGATTTATCATTAATTCATTTAAAGACAACTCATATTATAAATATATAATGGAAGCAATTAATATTATTGACATCATTGAAAACAATCCAATTACAACTCTTTCACAAACATACAACATAAAATTGTTAGAAAAAATACAAGTTACATTTTCTAATTTTGAACAACATTTATTTTTGTCAAGTTTTTATTGCTATTTAAATTATAATTCAAATGATGATTTTATAATTAATTTAGATGATATATGGAATTGGTTGGGATTTGGACAAAAAGTAAACGCGAAACGAATGCTCTTAAAAAATTTTATAGAAAATAAAGATTATATTAAACTACAACAAGAATTGAATAAACAGACAATTCACATAAAAGGAGGTCAAAATAAAGAAACATTCATGTTAAATATTGAAACATTTAAAAAATTTTGTTTAAAAGCTGGAACTCAAAAAGCAGATGAAATACATGATTATTACATAAAATTAGAAAAAATTATTCATGATACTATGAATGAAGAAAAAACTGAATTAAGAATACAATTACAAAAAACTCAACAATCATTATTAGAAACAACGCAATTTGTCGAATACGAAAAAAGAAAGGCAATTGAACAAACATTAATTAATCAATTTCCTGTTAATACTGAATGTATTTATTTTGGAACAATTGATAATACAAATGACAATTCAGAAAAATTAATTAAATTTGGACATACAAATAATTTGTCTGTCAGAGTTTCAGACCATCGAAATAAATATACAAATTTTATATTAGTTGATGCATATAAAGTTCAAAATAAAGTTGAAATTGAAAATTTAATTAAAGCACATCCTAAAATTAAAAAACAAATTAGAAATATGATTGTCAATGACAAAACAAAAACTGAAATTATTTCACACAATGAAACGAATTTTACAATTGATGATTTAAAAAAATATATAAAAGAAATCATAAATTCGAGAACATATAGTATTGAAAAATTTAATAAAATATTAAAAGAAAATGAAGAATTATTAAATGAAAATGAAGAATTAAAAATAACATTAAAAAATTATGAAGAAACTATCACGAGACAAACAATTTATATTGGAGAAATGAGACAAACAATAAAAGTTCAAGAACAATTGTTAAAAGACGATTCATATGGAATGGAAATGGACAATGAATCAAATAAAGAGACAGAAATTGTTTATAAAAATCCATTGCTTGCTAATGATGAAACAACTGATAAATTTAATGAATTTATAGATAAAATGTGCATTATTCGTCCAGATGTTGAAGAATCTTCTACAAATATGGAAGGTTCATTTAGAATTTGGAATAAAGTAAAACCAAAAAAAGAAATGTTTCACTTATTGAAAACATATTTAGACACAAGATTTAAACATGCTAGAATTCCAAATCAAAATAAAAATCAAGTTGTCCATGGTTATGTTGGTGTAAAATTGAAACCAATTCAATACACAAAAAAATATATTAATGATGATATTGAAACATTTTTATTTGAAGTTTGTAAATTTGCACCACATGGAAAAATATTAAATACGACATTACTTTCAGAATATCAACGATGGAAACAACAACTTGAAAAAGAAATATGCGATGATGATATGGCTAAAATAAAAGAATATTTGAATAATTGCGAATATTCTTTAAAAGCAACTGTACATATAGATCAAGTTTCAAATGAAGGTTATTATGGGATTCAACTGAAAAATGATGAACATAAATATAAAACAACATCTAGTACAGGAAAAAAAGTAGAAAAAGTTGATAATAATACAGAAATTGTTTTACGAACATGGGAAACAATTGCGAAATCAGCAGAAGATGAAAAAATTTCGGCGGCAAAAATGTCTAGAAGTATTAAAAATAAAATAATATTCAACAATGATTATTATTATCGAGTTTCTAATTAAAATTAAATAAATTATTTTTTAATTTATTTAATTTATTTAATATTTATCTAATAATTCTTTAACCAACAAACTATTTCCCTTGGAATTAAATGCAGAAGCATCATGCAATCTATGTTTTACCATAATGTCAGAACAATTATAAAATTTTTTCCCATCACGTTTTAATCTGAGCCATAAATCATAATCTTCAACACCGTCAATTTCATTGTTCCACCAACATAAATCTTTTCTTATGATTGAACTAGAATTAATGATTGGATTAAATTCTTTAAAATTAAAATCGCTTAAATCGCCAACTGGCAAATTTGGACCACAACGCATTCTTCCATCTGACATGAGATATGAACAATTTGTTCCAATAACATCATATTTATTTAAATAAATAACTTGGTGTTCTAATTTATACTCATTCCAAATATCGTCTACATCTAATAATGCTACATAATTGTAGTGACAATATTCCAACATAGCATTTAAAGTAGCTGATTTACCTAATAAATGATGAAAATCAATTAATTTAATTTTATGAGATAATTTAGGATATTTTGATATGATACATTTAGTAAAATTATATATATTTGAATTTGGAGGATGTCCATTTATTCCAATAATTAACACCCATTCAGTGAAAGTTTGACTAACAATTGAGTAAAATGATTCCGTAAAAATTCAATTCCATTATATATTGGCATTAAAATACTTATCATACTTTTATTAAATTAAGATAAAATTCTTTGAAACATAAACCAATTATCATATTTTATATTTTGTTCCATTGGTAAACAAAAATTATTTGGTTCTGTAAAAATGCAATCAATTAAAATTATTTGGTCATCTTTAACTAAATAATTATTTAAAAAATATAATTTTAATTTTGAATAATATGTATCATGCCACCAATTTAATTTATTTTTATGACAAATAAAAAAACATCCCGCAACACTTACTTGATTATTAGGTATTGGATTTACTGGAAGACCTTGTTCATTTTTAGCATTTATCAATGAGTATAACATCATTAAAAATGAAGTATTATTATTTACAATTGAATAATATATTTTTGAAGTATCTATTTTTTCAAAAAAAACAGGATTTGGCCATGAATTTAGTAAATTTGTATTCATATCATCATCTCTATTTCTAAAATATCCGACATCACACCATGCATAAAATTCTGTATTAAAATATTCTTCATCCATTGTTTTTTTTACCATATTTATTTTTTCATTCCAAATAATATTGACTTTCCAATCAATCATTTGATTTAATAAAAAATTATTTTCATTGTTTAATTCCCATTCAGATTTATAATTATATGTATAAAAATCTTCTAAATTATATATGACGATGTGAATATTTGAATTTTGAAAATATCTTTTTATTAAAGTATTTGAATTTAATATTTTTAAAGTTTCTTCATTTGTATAAAATACAACATTGCATTTAGACATCACTGATAAAAAATTTTCACACCATTGCAAATAATTCGTTACATTATGTTTTGATTTTAAAATATAATAACATGTTGAAAAAGTTATTTTCATTATATTATATTTTATTTTTACATTTATATTTATATTTATATTTTTACATTAATATTTTACATTAATATTTTACATTAATATTTTACATTAATATTTTACATTAATATTTTACATTAATATTTTACATTAATATTTTACAT